AACGTCTTTTTGATGAACGTCTCTTGTATGAACGTTTTTTACCACCACCAGAAATTGAAACAGTCATTTATTATAATACAAGTAAATATAATTTATTTTTGTATTTTTGTATAAAATCAATCAATCCATTCGCACGGAATTTTAGTTTCATTTAAGAATGTATCTAAAGGAATTTCAACAGCATTTTGTGGAATAATATCAAAATTGTCAAGTTCGTTTTGGAAAAGTGTTTTTATATCTGGAATATCAGATTTTTTAAAAAGATAACGTAAATGTTTTTTTTCTAAAGATTGTGGGAATAAATGTTTATTTTGTAAAAGGAATTCTACAACATTTGTAAATTTTTGATTATTAAAATACATTAACAATAAATCATACAGTTTAACGTGAATATTTATATTATTATGTAAAAGAAAAAGAAAAGATTTAAACTTTTTAAATTTAAACATTTGTGAAATAATAAATTTAGCATTAGATTTGTCAATAAAAGTATTACAAAGATTTTTAAAAAAATGTGATTCAGAAATTTTATTAGATGGATAATTTTTTTTATAAAGAATATATGCGTGTGAAAACCACCAGTTTAAAACATTTGTTTTTTGATGTTCAATTAACCAATTTAAACTATATTCAGTGAAAAATAAATTAAAATCCATTTTAAGATACCAATCCAAAACTTGAGTATCAATGGTAAGAAATTTATCTTTTTCAAGTTGTATTTTTTTTTCAAGACTATCAATAAGAAAATGTATAAAAATAATTTTATTAGCAAAATCATTCATACCAAAATGATATTCTGTTTTAAGATGGATTAAATGGAATGCTGGAACAAGACCTGAATTAACCCACCATTCAAGAATTTTTATATCATACTTTGACAGACAATCATACACTGGTTTGATAAAAAATTTATCTGAAACTTTAATGTCTAGATTGTGAATTAAATCGTGAAAAGTATAATTATCATCAGAAATAGGGATGGGGCCGATAATTTCTTTATAATTAGCTGGTATATTTAATTTAGTTTTAAAATAGTTGTAAATATTGAAATCTTGTAAAAAATAAATTAATTTCAACTTTTTCAATAAACTGGATTGATTATTTATATAATTTTTCAAATAATCAAAATCTTGCGATTTTAAAAAAGTAATATTATTATTCATATAAACATATAAATATAATTATTTTTTACAAACATCTATAAACTCTTGTGCTAAATTTGTTCCTATAATTTCTGATGCTTTATGTTGAGTGATTTTATTTGTTTGAATTTGAAAAATATTAAAAAGCATTAAATGAATTTTATCAAAAAATGATTTATCATTATTAAAAATTTTATCTTTGTTTGAACAAATCATTTTAAATAAAGTTGGCGAAGTTGAATATATGTTAGGTAATCTTTTTTTTAATAATTCATCAGATGAAGAAAGAAATAAATTATCGTTTATTAAAGAATGTAGTTCGGAATAAATTAATTTTACATTTGTATCATTAATGTTTGAAGACATTTAAAAAAACAAGTATAAAAAAAAAATGAAAAATAAACAATTACTTTTAAATAAAAAATGTTGAATGTTAAGAATTTAATTAAAGAAATACATACACTGGATAAAAATGAAAAACAAAATATATTAAATATTTTATTACATAATACTACAAATGAAGATTATACTAAAAATTTAAATGGTTATTTTTTTAATTTATTAAATGTAGATTTAGATACATTAGAAAACATTGACAAAACATTAAAAGTTATAAAAGAATCTAGATTAAAATTATTACAAAATAGTAAAGATGATAATATAGCAAGTAAAAATTTAGATAATATAAAAAGCGAAACATTATCTAAATTTTTAGAATTAAAGGAATGTGAATTACAAAAATATAATATTTGTGATGATGATGAAATTATAGAAATTTATAATGAAAATATTATAAAAGAAGAAAAAAATAAAATTGAAATAAAAATTCCTGAAAAAAGGTATAAAAAGACAAGTAATATATATATTATTAAACAATTGGCAAAATCAAGACAAAATAAAAATGTAAAATATACAAATACAAGAAATTGTTATGAAATGGATGAAGTCGATGATAATGTTGAAGAGGATGATAATATAAATGAAATAATTACAAATATAGAGGGTGAAAATAATACATTTGATGAAGAAGATTTAGATATCATAACAGAGAATGATTTATATGATATAGAAAATGAAGAAGAAGAAGATATTATAACAATACAAGAAAATTTAGAAGAGGAGACGATTGATGATTTTGAAATTGAGAGATATAAAACTGTGTTAAATGAAAATGGATATAAATTTAAAACTGGATATAAATTAATTAAAGAAGATTATATTTGAAATTTAATTTTTTTTTTTTATTTATATTAAATATAATGATTTCTATTGCAATGTTAGTTTCTATACTTTTAGTAGCAGGTGCATTAAACTGGGGTTTAGTAGCATATAATGGGTTTGATTTAGTTACATTTACTACAGGTGGTGGAATGCCAGATAGACTTGTAAAATATCTTGTAGCTGTTGCTGGTGTAATATACGCTTACAATATGGTTAGATAAGTTTGAAATATAAAATAAAAATAAAAAACGAATATAAACAAGAATGGAAAATGACAATTTTATACAAGAAGCAAATAAGAAACAAAAAACACACGTATTTAATAAAATACCACACGAAAATATTTTATTAAAGAATGAGATTAATAATTTAAAAGAAATAATAAAAACAAATGAGGAACAAGTTAGTCAATTAAAACAAGAAATTATAGAAATTGAAAAACAAAAACAAGACTTGCTTAATAAATTAGACGAATCTGATGACAATATAAGAAAAATACAAGTAGAACTACGTAAATATAACGATATTGAGGATACTTTAAAAACATCATATGAAGAACAAATACATAATTTAAAAGATGAATTAAATGAAATGAATATAAAATTAAATACAGAAGAAAAAAATAAAAGTATGTTGGAAACAAAATATAGTCAGATGAATTTACTTTATATAAGAATGAATACAGATTTTAATAATTTAAAAATAAAATATGATGAAATTATTAATAATAATGTTAATGTTAATTCCAATATAGAGAATGAAGATAATGTAAAAGATGTAAAAGATGTAGAAAAAGGTATTAGTGTAAAAGAACAACAGAATAACAAGTATGGAAAATACAAAATTAAGAAACGTTAAAGTTCAATAAAATCGTTAATATAATCAATATTGATATTTTTAATTAGATTATCAATATTTATTTTATCAAAAGAATCATTTGAATTAATAATTGGTGAAAGTATAGTAATATCAGTATAATATTGATTATTTAAAGGTTCAATAAAGAAGATTAAATAAATAAGATAGAAAATAGGATGAGAATGTGTAGGTAATTCTTTTTTTTTAATAATATATTTGGAAACAAGAATAAAAGATGATAAAAAATGGTCAATAGAATAGTTGTAATAAGTTTGTTTAGATTTAAGTAAATGTTTAGAATAATATGTTTGAAAGTGAGTGTAAAGTTTTTGTTTAATATGAGAAAAATTAAAATTATAAATGTAGTCGATATAAAGATTAAAATCATCGAAATAACGGACAAGTGAATTAAAATACTTGATGATATAATCAAAAAAGATAAAATGGATTTCAAACATTATTACAATAATAAAATAATAAAATTTTTATTATTGATTTTAATATAAATGATTCAAATAAATTTAACAATAAACATTCATTTAATAATTATAGTTTTAACTATAAGTTTATATGTATTATTTAGATATTATATATATAGAACAAAAAAAGGTAAAAGAACGAGACCAATATATTATGGGATGATAATAATGATAACAATGTATATAATATATTATATAAAGGATATAATAGGGGAGAATAAAATAAATGTGCCAGAAATTCCAGAGATATCTTCAAATTTTTAATATCAATTATATATAATAATGGATATTCCGAATAGTAATGAAATAAGAGTAATAGATGAAGATTTTAGAAACAATTTAACAAAATATGAATTTTACAAGTTTAAACCAGAAATAAAGAAAAGAAATGAATTATACTTGGACAATTCACAGATAATGTTAAAGAATTATTTATCAAATACAACAATATATGAAAATATATTATTATATCATGAATTAGGAACAGGAAAATGTCATGCAAAAGATACAAATATTATAATGTGGAATGGAGAATATAAAAAAGTGCAGGACATAAAACAGGGTGAGTTAATAATGGGTGATGATTCAACACCAAGACAAGTGTTAAAATTAGCAAGAGGGAGACAAAAATTATATGAAATAAAAAGTTTAGTGAATAATAAAGATAAATATATAGTAAATGAGGAGCATATATTATGTTTAATTGCGAGATATTTACCATATATAGATTATGATAAAAATACAGATGAATATAAAATAATATATGTAAAAGACAATGATATAAAAAAGGAAAAGTGTTCATTAGATGAATGTAAAGAGATTTATGAAAGATACAAGAATGAAAAAATAATAGAAAAAAGTGTAAAAGAGTATATAAAATTAGAAGAATGGAAAAAAATGTTATTAGAAGGATACAAGATAAGAATAAATTTAAGAAATATAAATTACGAGTTGGATTCAAATGGATACATAATAGGATTTTTGTGGATGAAAAATGAAATACAGATTGAGAATGTAGTAAATATAATTAAAGATATAAATAGATTGGAATTTAGAACAAGTATAATAAAGGGATTTATACACGATTTAATAAAAATAGAAAAGATAGATATGATTAATGAATTAAATAAAAGAATAAATGGAATTGAAAAAGAGTATCAAGAAATAGTAAAGAATTTATTAAATTTAGTAGGATATATAGTAGTAGAAAATGAGATTATAGATTATATAGAGGAAAATGAAATATATAGTTATTCATTTGATATAAAAGAAATTGAAGAAGGGGATTATTATGGATTTGTAATTGATGGTAATCAAAGATATATGATTGAAAATTTAACAATAACACATAATACATGCACAAGTATAACAATAGCAGAAGGATTTAAAGAATATATAAATAATATGGGGAATAAGATAGTAGTATTAGTAAAAAATAAAAATATACAAATGAATTTTATAAATGAAATGTATTCAAAATGCACAGGAGAAGAGTATATAGCAGATGATAAAAGAGAGGACAAGTATGAGAAAAGTAAAGTATTAAGAAAAATAAATAAAAAGTATCAATTTATAACATATGGAACTTTTGTAAATAGTGTATTAGGAATAAAGGAATATATACAAAAAAATGGAAAAAATGTATTGAAAAAAATAAATGGAATAGTTCAACGTAAAATGACAAATAATATGATTACTGATTTAAATAATAGTGTAATTATAATAGATGAGGTTCATAATATAACAAATAATGATATATATTTAGCATTAATAAAAGTATTAAAGAATTCGTATAATTACAGATTAGTATTATTAACAGCAACACCAATATACGATAATGTAAAAGAGATATTCGAAATAGTAAATATAATGAATATAAAGGAAGAGTATAAAGAATTACCAATAAGGAATATGCTTACAAATAATTACATTGAACAAATAAATAATGCAAGTAAAGTATTAAGAGGAGGTGTATATAAAGTATCAGAACAAGGAATACAGGAGATTGAGAAAAGGATATATGGAAAAGTATCATATATAAAACAAAATACAGAATCTTATCCGAGTATAATAGATAATGGAGAACAAATAAGAGATGAAATTGGTTCTATAAAAGTTATAAAATGTGAAATGTCTGATTATCAATATATGTTGTATATTACAACAGTAATAAGAGATGTTAAACATTTTAAAGATTATGATATATCTACAATTGGAAATTTGGAAACATTTGAAAAAAATGTATCAAGTTCATTATATAAAAATACATCAGATTCATCGACAATAGTATATCCACATAATAAATTAGGAAAGGATGGATATAATATGATAATAGAAAAGGGTGGGAAACACGTAAAAAAAGAATATAAAAATGTATTAACAACAGATTTAGGTAAATATTCAATAAAATTAAAGAAAATATTAGAAAACATAAAAGATACAAAAGGATTAATATTTATTTATTCGAATTATGTATCAAATGGAGGAACAAGTTTGATAAGATTAATGTTATTAGAAAATGGATATACAGAATATACAGGAAAAAGAAATGAAAAGTCAAAAGGAAATATAATAATGTATGATGATTCAACAAGTGTAGAAAGACGTGAAAATTTAAGAAAAATATTTAACAGTGAGGAAAATAAGAATGGCGAATTAATAAAAATAATAATAGGGTCGCCGATAATATCAGAAGGAATAACATTAAAAAATATACGACAGGTGCATATATTAGAACCATCTTGGAATTTAAGTAAAATAAATCAGATTATAGGGCGAGCAATACGAAAAAACTCGCATCAAACATTAGAAAAAGATATGAGAAATGTAGAAATATATAAATATGCAGCTGTATATGATATACGTAAAATAACAAATGATATTGAAAATCATAAATTAAAAGATTTATTTACATTTTTTATAGATATTGAAAAATATTTATTATCAGAATTAAAAGATAGGGAAAATAAAAAAGTAGAAAGATTATTAAAAGAAAATTCATTTAATTGTTATTATAATCAAGTATTAAATAAAGTAAATTCAAAATATAATAATACAGAATTATGTGATTATATGAATTGTGAAATAAAGTGCAAGATTACAACAAATGAATCAAATATAGATTTATCAACATATGCAATGAATATAAATACAAATGATGTATATGATGTTAAATTTGTTGAAAATTTAATATTAGAATTATTTAAAACACATTTTATATGGTCATTGCAAACAATTAAAGAATATGTTAGAAAGATTGATAAAAGTATATCAATGCACGTATTGACATATGTATTAAATAATATGAAGGATAACAAGATAATTATAACAGATATGTTTGATAGAGATGGATATATTATAAAAAGATTAGATATGTATATTTTTAATCCAGTTGATAAACCAATAGAAATGTCTTATTATGACAAGTATTTGAATTTTGATAAACCAGAAAATAAATATACATTAAATGAATTTTTAGAAAAAGAAAATACAAATATAAAAGTTAAAGAAAAAGAAAAAAAGACTTATATTATAGATGAAACAATAGATGATGAAATTATTAAATATAATCAATATTTAATAGATAATAATTTAATATTAGGTTCATTTAGAAGTGCAGGAACAAAAGAAAATTTATATGGTATTAAAACTGATGTATTTCGTATTATTGATTTACGAAAACAAAAAAATGAAACAGAAGATGCAAGAAAACGTATTCGTGGTATGAATATTTTAAGTTATAAAAAACCAGAATTGATAGAAATGTTGAATTTTTTAAATGTTGAAGCAAAATATACATTTGATGAATATGATAAAAAAGCATTGTCTGAAATTTTAAAAGATTACTTGATTAATAATAATTTAGTTTTATCTTGAATAAAAAAAATGAAATTTAATTTAAAAACGAAAATGATAAAATAAAACGAATATGAGTTTATCATTAATTGCAAGTGTCATATTTGACCGTAGTAAAAATAAATTTGCTATTGGAAGTAATAATAATTTAATTTATTATTTAAAAGATGATTTGAAATATTTTAGAAATATTACACAAAATATTAAACATAAAGAAACAAAATTAAATAAAAATGTAATTTTAATGGGAACGAAAACGTGGTATAGTATTCCATCAAACAAAAGACCATTAAATGGAAGAATTAATTTTGTATTAACAAATAATAATGATTTATTAAAGACCTGTCCATTACCAAAATACAAAGTTTTAAAATATGTAAATGATATTAACAACATTTTAGATAAAAATGTATATTTTATTACAATGAATGAATTTAAAGATTTTTATAATATAATTAAACCGAATGTATTTATTATTGGAGGTGAATCAGTATATAATTATTTTTTAAACAATAAAGAATTAAAACCAGAAACATTATATTTAACAGAAATAAAATCGAATACAGAAGATGGTAAATTTAAATGGACAGAAAATAATACACCGACAAGTTATATGGATATAATGACAAATGAATACAAATTAAAAAGTGTATCCGATAAATTTAAAGATGTAGAAAAAAAAGTGAGTTATAGGTTTTTAACATATATTCAAGATAATACTAAATATAATAGTGAAAATGTATATTTAAATGTATTAAAGGATGTATTAGAGAATGGAAAATTTAAGAATGATAGAACACAAGTGAATACATTAAGTATGTTTGGAAAGGAAATGACATTTGACATTGAAACTACAGTTCCATTAATTACAAGTAAATATGTAAATTATAAAACAGTTATAGAAGAATTATTATGGTTTTTGCGAGGAGATACAGATAATGAAATATTGAAACAAAAGGGAATTACAATATGGAATGGAAATTCTAGTAGGGAATATTTAGATAAAGTTGGATTGAATCATTATAAAGAAGGTGTTTGTGGGCCGATATATGGATGGCAGTGGAGATTTTATGGAGCAAAATATTGTCAAATGTTTTCAAATACAAAAACAGTAGATAAAACATTGATTCATAATGGGTTTGACCAAATAAAATGGGTTATAAATGAAATTAAAACAAATCCAAATTCACGTCGTTTAGTAGTATCATCGTGGAATCCTTTAGATAATCCTAAAATGTGTTTAAATCCTTGTCATTATTCTTTTCAATTTGTAGTTGAGGATATGAAATATTTAAATTGTATTGTTAATATGCGTTCAAATGATTTGTTTTTGGGTTCTCCATTTAATATTTTTTCATATGCTGTTTTAACATATATAGTAGCATTAAAATGTGATTTAAAACCAAAAACATTGAAATTTAGTATAGGAGATGCACACATATATATGAATCATCTTGAACAAGTTGAACATCAATTAAAACGCGAATTAAGACCACTACCAATGTTGGTTTTAGATGAATCAATTAAAACAAAAGAATTTGATGAAATAACAGTAGATGATTTTGAATTAATAGGATATTTTCATAATAAATTTATTCGTGGTGATATGGCAGTTTAAAAATATTTATTTTTTAATATAAATGATTATAAAATTCATATTAAAAAATAATGATATTATAGAATATAATAAAATAGAAATAGATAAAATAACACAAGAATCAATAATGTTAAAAAACTATTTTTTACATTATAAAACTATTGATTATATTTATTTAGATAATATAAAAAAAGAAACAATGTTAAATATTTTTGAAATTTTAAATGGAAATGATTTTTCAAAATTTACTAAAATGGAATTGATTGATATTATTAATGTATCTGATTTTTTGGATATGTCAATAATATTGAAAGATTCCATTAAATATTATGTTTTGAATTTTATTACAGAAACCGAAATTGAATTTATTTTATAAAACGTTTTAATAAGAATACAACAATAGCTAAAAGAATAATATATAATAATACAGTTGTTGTATTTAATTTATATGTTATATTAAATTTTTGTGGTAAATCTGAATTGTCATTATGATTCATCCACATTTGAACAACAGTTCCAAGTTGGGCACTACCACCTGTAAAATCAAATACAAAGTTTGTATCTTTTTTAAAAATACGACCGGTTTCGTGATTTATATGGAATAATTGGAAACTTGAATTATCTAATTTGTCTTGAAGTGTAAGATTAACGATACCATCACCCATAGCAGAAATATATTTTCCTGATGGTGTATGTATAATATAGCCATTTTTAAAACTCCATACATAGGGATTTACAACATCGGATGAAAGTTGTGAAGTTAAACGTGTGCCATTTACAACAATTGATGATTCGGGCATAACAACAAAATTTTTATCTACATTTGATAAACTAAAATTATAAAGTGTCGGAAACATTATATTATTAAGAAATAAAAAAAAATAAATTAAATAATAAATGCGTATAAAATGAAAAAAATTATTATTTTTAAAATGTAAAATGACTAAACTTGTAAAGAAATCTGTAAAAACTACAAAATCAGTTCCAGTTGTTGAAGAACCAGTATCTGTTGTTGAGACAGTTGTTGAACAAACTACAACAGTTAATCCAGAAACTACTAATGTAGAAGAAACCCAAGTATGTGTAAATAATTTTGCTGACCGTGTAAAAGAACTATTAAGTGTTAAAGCTACACAAATTAATCAATTAAAAAGTGAAGTAGTCGAACTAAAAGCATTATTAAAACTACACGAAACAGAAGTTAAAGTTGCACTAAAGACAAAAAAAGCAAGACGTAAAACAGATACACCAAGAAAACCATCAGGGTTTTCAGCACCAAGTGTTGTATCCGATGAAATGTATGCATTTTTAAGTAAGTTTGGTGTAGATAAAACACAACCAATTGCAAGAACAGAGGTTACAAAATATATTCATCGTTATATTAAAGAAAACAATCTTCAAAATGCAGAACATAAACGTGAAATTAATCCAGACAAGACTCTTCAAACACTTTTAGGAGCACCACAAGAAGATAGTGTTTCTGGAAATGGAAAATGCTACAACTTTTTACGTCTTCAATCATATATGTCAAAACATTTTCCTAAAAAAGTTGCAGCTTAAATAAAGACTGTCTCTTATA